CTTAAAGGTAGCGTCGACTTTAGTTCGAAATGGGGCCGAAATACAGTTACCGAAGGGGCATAACAGATTTACCGTATACCAAGAAATGATTTTGCAAATTTGCGCCGATTTTCCTGGTTTACCAGATGTTAAGGGTTTGACGTGTCGGGAAGTTAGATTTTTTTATAATGGCATTCGTCAAAACCTAATTAAGCATACTAGTTGAAGGGGTTTTTATTTTGTCAAAATTTAGCGTCGAAACGGTTTTTAGCGCAATTGACAAAATGTCGGCCCCTATTAGTAAAATGCAAGCCCGAGTTGGTAAATTTTCTAGGGCGGTCGATAAGGGCGTTCGTTCAGCTTCCAAGACCCATGGGCGTATGGACGAAGCCTTGGGCAAGGTTGGAAGAACGGCGGCGATTGCGGGCGCAACCGGTGGGGCGGCGTTCGCTAAAATGGTTTCGACCGGTATGGACTTCGAACAAGTAATGACTTCCGCCGGCGCTAAGATGGGCGACATACAATTAGATAACGGCGTTGTTACGACGTCTAAAGATTTCGAAAAACTAATCGAAAAAACTAAAGAGTTGGGGGCCACGACCGAGCATAGCGCAAGCCAAGTCGGTGGGGCCGTTGACAAAATGGCAATGGCGGGTATGTCTGCAACGGAATCGTTAACGGCATTGCCGGGGGTTGTTGACTTGGCAACGGCGGCGGGGACCGACTTAATTTCCGCAACCGATATCGCTACCGACGCCCTTGGGGCCTTTGGCTTAGAGGTTTCCGACCTAACAATGTTAAACGACCAAATGGCAAAAACAACCACGTCCGCCAACGTTTCGATGTTTGATCTATTCGAAACGATAAAGGAAGGCGGTCCCGTAGCTAAAGCCGCCGGGGCCTCAACTCAAGAATTTATGGCATTAACGGGCAAATTGGGCGACGCCGGTATTAAGGGAAGTAAAGCCGGGACGACCCTTAAAAATATGTATTTGTCCTTGCAAGCGCCAACGAAACAAGCCGCCGACGTAATGAAAAACCTCGGCGTCGAAACCCGAGATTCCGCCGGTAATTTCTTGCCAATGGCAAAAATAATGGACAACTTTAAGGAAGGTCTAAAAAAGAGCAAAAACGAAGCCGGCGATCTTAAAACAGTGTTCGGGAAAATACCTATTGCCGGTGTTAATGTTCTATTGGGTGTCGGCGGTCAAAAACTTGCCGAATATACCGATAAATTAAAAAATAGTAAGGACGCCGCTAAAAACATGGCCGAAGTTATGCGTTCCACGGCCCAAGGTTCTTTTAAAGGGTTGCAGTCCGCAATTGAGGGTGTCTTAATAGCGACCTTCGGCCTTAGTAATAGCGAAGGCGGGATTAAGGGCGTAATTGATCAAATGACCGCTTGGATTACGGCCAATCGTGAATTTATAGCCGGTAAAATAGGGTCCGCAATTAAATGGATAACCGAAAATATCGGAACCCTTATTTCGGTTGCTAAAAATTTAGTAATAGCGATAGCGATTTTTAAGGCTATTGGGTTGGTTTTAAAAACCGTTACCATTGCGATGACAATACTATCCTACAAGGCCGCAATACTTGGGGTCGCTATGAAAGCGGGGACCGCCGCAATTGCATTATTTAAAGCGGGCCTTGTTATCCTAGCCGGTCCGGTGGGCTTGGTTATAGCCGCTATTTCTGCATTAATAGCGGCGGGAATTGCGCTTTATACTTATTGGGAACCAATTAGCGCATTTTTTGCCGACCTTTGGGCTATTTTAGCCGATAGCCCGGTTGGTAAATTAGCTTCGGATATTACCGAGGGGTTGGGGGCGGCCCTTGATTTTGCGGTTGAAAAATTTATGGGTTTCGTCAATTTCCTAAAAGACACGTTGACCCCGATTTTTGACGCTGTAATGGAAGGTCTAATGGTTCCAATCCAAGGTTGGATAATGTTACTTAAAACCCTTTGGGAAGTGGTAAAGCCGAAGTTGCAACCCTTGTTGGACTTTTTCACTTCGGTTTACGACAAGCTAATAGGCATAAAAGACGCCGTTACCGGGTCTAAATTCTTCCGACGAATGTCGGATTTATTTTCCAAGGGTGCGGGCGTATTTGACCGTGAAGACGCCGAGCGGGCAAAATTTGACAGTTTCATTAACCGACCCCAAGTTGTAACCGGCGGCGACCGAGTTTCGAAATCAATCGAAGAATCAAAACAAACATCGTCCGCCGAAATACTTTTAACCGCCGGAAGCGGAACCAATGCAAGCGTTGTTTCGGGTTCCCTCGGGGCGGGCATTTCCTTAAATACTTCAAAAAGTGGGGCATTCTAAAAAATGGTTTTAGCCAACCCCTTGACCGGTTCGTTATGGAGTTTATTAACCGGCGCTACCTATATTTCCCCAAGCGGAACCGAGCTATCCTTTGATTACGCCGATGTTAGTCGGGAATTCGATAAAAAGGGTTCCGCCTTCGATTTCCCCGACGCTGACGGGACTTACATACAGGACTTAGGTAAAACCGGGCAACGGTTCCCAATGCGCCTATACTTTACGGGGCCGATTCATAGTTTAGCCGCCGACCAATTCGAAAAATTGTTAGCCGAAACCGGAATTGGGACCCTTTACCACCCGGCATACGGGAAACTTGACGTTGTTCCCATGGGGACGATTAAGCGGACGGATAACCTTGTTTCCGAGGTCAACCAATCGATAATTGAAGTAACGTTTTGGCAATCCCTAAAACTTGTATACCCGGCCCCTCAAACCTCTATTATCGATAGTATTTGGGACGCCGAGGTTTTAACAAAGGTCGTCCAGGCGGCCCAACTATTGGGCGATATTAGTGCGATTACGTCGGTTGAACAAGTCGCCTTCGTGAACGACGTTTTAGCCGGCGTTGGCTTAATAGAATCGGCCCTTCAGGCGGTTGCCAATACTTCCGTTCAATCCCAATTGATATTTAATTCCCTTAAAAACCAACTTAAATCAATCTCGACGGTCGCTGGCCTTGCATACGATACTATTTCGAACCAAACGCAAAACATGATTACAGCCCCGGCGACGGCTTCAGGTTCAATGCAATCGAAGGTTGACGGCTATAACAATTTAGCCCAAGCGATTATTGGCGGCGAATCGGCGGTTATAAAACCAACCCTTGATTCAGTAGGGCAAAATACATTTCTCTTTAACGACGTAATGGCAACCGGTGCCGTGTTAGGTATGGTTGTTTCTTCGATTCAAAACCCCCAAGAAAGTTTTGTTTCCAAGTCCGACGCAATCGAAGCCGCCGAAAAAATAGAAACGATGTTTACTAGCGTTGTCGAGTGGAAGGAAGCTAACTACGAATCTTTAAGCGATTCGCCGGCGCAATCGGTAAAACCCCCAATACCGTTAATTGACACCGGGGCGGTTTATCAGCAATTGCAAAAAACCGTTGGGCTTGCGCTTGGATATTTGGTTGAAGCTTCATTTTCATTAAAAGCCGAGCGTATTGTTACCTTAGATCGGAACCGGACGGTTATTGATTTATGTGGCGAATTATATGGTTCCGTTTCGGAACAGGATTTAGATTTCCTTATCACTAGTAACCGTTTGATTGGCGACGAAATACTAGAATTAAAAAAGGGTAAGGAAATAAAATACTATGTATGAAGTCCAAGCGGGCGAAACCTATAGCGACATTGCCGAAAAAGTTTACGGGCTTTCTTCTAAAGCCGGGCTATTAATTGCGGCCAACCCTAGCGTTCCGGTGCCCATTAAAGATAAAGTAATAACGGTCCCCGACGACCCTGAAGCCTTCGTCCCTTTATCATTAAGCCCAAGCACCAACCCGGACGAAGTTATTTTAAGAATTAACGGCGAACGATTTCATTATTGGCGTGAAATGGAGCTAACCCAAGCTTTAGACACGATTAGCCAAGTAACATTTTCCGCCCCTTTTAGACCGACCGAAAAAGATTTCAGGGAAAATTTTAAACCTTTTACGTATTCCTTTGTCGACGTTATCGTTGGTAACAACGTTGTGTTCCAAGGGCGAATGATGAACGTCGCCCCCGCAATTAGTTCGTCGGAAAATATCGTTGTGGTTAACGCATACGCTAAGGCCGGTTTCTTGAACGATTGCACGTATAGCGCAAGTCAATTGCCTTTGGAATTTGCCAATAGAACATTGGAACAAATAGCCGTAACGCTTGCGTCGCCGTTTGGTGTTCCGGTTGTTTTTAGTGACCCGCCGGGCGACCCGTTTGACAAGGTTAGTATTAAGGTTGGGGAAAATATTTTACCATTTCTTATTAAGCTTGCCGGCCAACGTGGTTTGGTCGTCCGTTCCGATAGGGCGGGCCGGTTGGAATTTCACGTTCCCAAGGGTTCCATTTTGCCGGTTGCTAATTTAGTTTGCGGCGAATCGCCCCTAACAGCAATTGGGCCGACGTTCGAACCTCAAGGTTACTATTCAGATTTAACGGGCATTAAGCCGGCTAAATCGAACGATAAGGGCGGTAAATATACCGTCAATAATAAGCGCCTTCAAAATACGTTTAGGCCCCATACGTTCGAAGTAAAAGATGTTGGTAGCGGCGGAATAAAAGGGGCGGTTTTATCTAAGATGGGCCGAATGTTCGGTTCGATGTGTTCTTATAGTTTGGAGTTATCAACGTGGCGGGACCCGTTGGGGTCGTTGTTCGAACCCGATACCTTTGTTAATGTCGACGCCCCCCAAGTTATGATTTACGATTCTTATAAGTTTTTAATCCGAACCGTTAAATTTAAAGCAACAAAGGAATCAAGAACGGCGATACTTGAAATTGTTCTTCCCGGTTCATTTTCTAATGAAATACCCGAGGCGTTACCATGGGATTGATCGGTAAAATCCTAGAGGTTTTAACCTCTAAAACATCGACGGCCCGTCAAGTTAAAATTGACGCCGGTGGGGGCGTTAATCATGTCGCCGATATTTACCAACCCGGCGGCGTGGACGCCCCGCCCTTGGTTGACGATTGGGTTAATTTAACCTCGGGGCCGGAATCGGGAACCTTGGTTGCTTCCGGGTTTCTTGACGATAAAAACGAAAGTGAAGCGGAACCGGGCGAATATCGTTCCTATGGGCGTTCGCCATACACGGGCGTTGTTGTTTCGTCTTATCATATGAAAAACAGCGGCGACGTAGCCGAAGCCAATGCTTTAGGAAGCCGGACCTTAAAGGCGGACGGGGGTCACGAAATAAAAACCCCGCTCGGGACTTTAACCGTTGGGGCCGACGGGACGTTGGATTTTTTCAACGACTTGGCTAATTTTACGATTGACCCCTTGGGCGACATATTTTTTTCGAATCAAAATGCGGCGCTTCAGGTAAGCCCATTAGGGGCTTTTAGTTTCGTCAACGACGCCCTTAATTTGGATTTAAGCGCCCTTGGCGAATTTCAATTTGATAACGGGACGGGTTTTATTGACGTTGATATTGCCGGGAACGTTAAACTAAACAAAACGGTAACAATCGACGCCGCCGGTAATATAACTTTAACAGGCAATATCACAACCGTTGGGAACATAACCGGGACGGTATTAACCGGCGCAACGGTTGCCGGGGGCGGCGTTTCCGCAACGGGACCGGGCGGAATAGAATCAACCGGGCCTATTTCTTCCGAGGGCGATATAAGCGGCGGAAGCGTAACGGCGACCGGGGCGGTAACCGGGGCTTCCGTTGAAGCGGCGGGCATTTCGTTAACATCTCATGTCCACGGCGGGGTTGAACCCGGCGGCGGTCAAACAACGGGGCCACAATGAAATTAATAACCGAAGGCGACCCATTTTTATTTCAAACCAACGACGGTGGTAATATCAACGTCGAAAATGGCATTACCGAGCTATCGTCGGGGTTGGAAACAGCGGCTTATTTATCTCTGTTTGGGGGTAATGAGGACGACGACGGTTCCGAAAAAACCGACAAGAATTGGTGGGGTAATTTTACCGAAACCGTCGAGTCGGCCCAATACCGTTCCGAAACCCAATACATATTACGAAGCCTTCCCGCTACCTCGGGAAACCTTGGCAAGCTAAGGGAAGCGGTCTTACGGGATTTGGATTGGATGGTTCAAGATAAAGTCGCAAGCGAAATAGATGTTAATGTTACTATTCCCGGTTTGAATAAGGTTATGATTGAATGTAACATTAACGCCATTGGTCCCGAAAATCAGTTTGTATTTTATGAAAATTGGAAGGCGTCCATTTGAGTTTACAGACACCAACTACGGCGGAAATTGCCGACTTAATTGTTGCCCAATTGCAATCGTCTTTAAATCAAACGATTCCTTTGTTGCCCAAGGCTTTTAACCGAGTTTTAGCTAAGGTTCTAGCCGGTGTTTTTATCCTAATCTATAAATACGCCGGTTTCATGTTCCTTCAGATATTTGTCGAAACGGCCTCCGTTGAAGAAACGACCGTTTTAGGTAAAACAGTTTCCCCGTTAAAGAGTTGGGGCCGGTTGATTGGTATTGGCGACCCTACCGCCGCCACTTCGGCGGAAATGCTTATTGACATTGTTGTCACTAATCAAACCGGTTCCTTAATTTCAGGGACCCAACTAGTAAACAACGATAACGGAGTTACCTATATAACCGTTGGCGACGTCTTATTAAACGCCCCAACAATCCAAGCAACAATCCAAGCCGTGGGCGATCAATCGGGCGGCGACGGTTCGGGAACCATTGGAAACCTTGACCCCGGCGCTATCGTTTCATTTGCGAACCCTTTGGCTAATGTCGAACGGGACGCAACGGTTGACAGCCAAGTGACAACGGGGGCCGACCCTGAAGCAACAAGCGCCTATAGGCAACGTGTTATTGACCGATTTCAAAAGCGTCCCCAAGGCGGGGCCTATGCTGATTATCAAGCTTGGGGAACCTCTGTTCAAGGTATTCTTAATGTTTATCCCTATACGTCCCCAACCCCCGGCCAAGTCGATGTTTATTCGGAAGCAACCGTAGAATCGTCCGGCGACCCCGACGGAATACCAACCCAAGCGCAATTGGACGCCGTTTTAGACGCTATAAATTACGACGAAAATGGACTAGCAACCCGACGCCCGGCAAGCGTTTATGTCAATTCCTATCCTATCGAACGGCTTGGTTTTGACGTCCAGGTGTTCGGCCTTGACGCCGACAACTCGGCGGCGGTTCAATCAGATATTGAAATAGCATTAACCGAGTTTTTTACCGACCGGGAACCCTTTATCGTTGGCTTGTCGCCCTTACCCCGTAACGACCGAGTTAACTTGTCGGCAATTTCCGGCGTGGTTGACGATATTGTTTCGGCGGCGGGCGGTTTGTTTGATCGGGTTGAGTGTCAAAATGCAGGTTTGGAAGTAATTACTTTTACCCTTGGGGAAGGGCAAAAAGCTAAGTTGTCGTCGTTAACGTTTTTGAGTTAAAGCTATGTTCCTTCGAATAATACAACATTTACTTCCTAGGGCTAAGGCTTGGAACCTTGTCGTTGATAAATTCTTGCGTCAATTTTTTGACGGCTTAATGGGGGCCTTGGGTCAACCTTCGAGGGATTTCGTCGACGAAGTATGGTTAGATATTTTTCCCGAAACAACTCGGGAATTGGACGCATGGGAATTGCAATTTAACTTAAAAGCTAATACAGGATTATCGGAAGCCGCCCGCCGTTCCCGTTTAGACGCTAATTGGAAGGCGCTTGGGGGTCAATCGCCGGGTTATATTCAAGGGCTTTTAAGAGATAACGGTTTTGATGTTTGGGTCCACGAAAGTTGGGTTCCGGGTTCGGAACCTTTAGAGGTTCGAAACCCGTTGGTTTACCTTGCCGGCGGCGGGGCGGAAGGTGTTTTTATTGGTGAGTGTGGGGAAGCGGTCGCCCAATGTGGGGAGCCCACCATGCAATCGGGGAATCTTTTAATCGCTTCAGGCTATCCGTTGGTTAATAAAATAGTGGTGACAAGTCCGGGGGTTGTTGCGGTATGCGGGAACGATGAAGCGGAATGTGGCGAACCGGAAGCGACTTGCAACAATTATACAGCTTTTATATTTTTAGCCAAAGAATATCCAATTCCAACGGACCCGGCGACGTTCCCTTATTATCTTTATATTGGCGGACAAACCTTTGGGCAAATGGCAACCGTCCCAAGCCCAAGGCGTGAAGAATTTGAAGAACTATGTTTGAAAATAGCCCCGACGAATTTATGGTTGGGAATGCTAATAACTTATACTTAGAGGGGTTTTAAACCAATGGGCTTAGATTTAACGATTCAATATCCTGGTAAAATAAATGATTCCGACCCCGGTTACCCTTACGGGGCGGCGCAGAATATAACGACCCCCGGCGACGGAACGGGAACCCCTTGGGAACAAGCAATCGTAAATGATTTCTTAGGCTACCAACAAGCCTTGTTGGTGCAATCGGGGCTAACCCCTTCGGGAAATCCCGACACGGCTTTAGATAGCCAATACAGGGACGCCGCCGAAATCCTAGCGGGCCGGGGC